GCATGACCGCCAAAGTTGTAATTTACGAACTCGTATCTTCCGCTTGCCGTGAGCGTTATAGCCGTAGCCGTTCCATCGGCAACAGCAACACCAGCCGCAGAAGTCAATGCCTCGTTGTTCTGGAAAACGCCTGTGGGATTATGAATCACTAAATACCCTGCTGCATTTCCACCGGCCCACGTTCCAGACGTAACTACAACAGCCATGACGTCAGCGGTATGCCCTGTTGCGCCGCCCGTAACCGTGTCGCCTGCTGTGAACGTGACCGAACCCGTGTCGAAGTTGAGCAAGTACCCAAGGTCAACCGCCGTCCACCCTGAAGTCGAAGATTTGAACAGGACCGCCGCCGTACCAGCCGCGTTATTCCTGAAGGCATAGGCGACATTATTGTAGTAGTGAACCCCAAGGATATCCCCAGAACCCGTTACCGCTGCAATATCGGCCCGTGTAGCCGCGACAGCCGCCCGGTAATAGGTTGTATCAAGGGCAGTAGTTGAAGCCCCCCTCGCGCCTGCTGTACTCGTAGAAACGCATACCGGGGAACCGGATACGTTTAGATTTTCGGCACTCTGGAATGTCCCGGAAACGTTGTATAAAACTATATACCCTGCCGCATCCCCACCGGCATAAGTCCCTGACTCAAGAACACCGGCGATCAAAGCCGTGCCGTAAGCCGTACTTGTAGCACCTGTCACTGTACTATCAGCAGCAACTTCAACGGTGCCAGTGTCAAAAGAAATCACCCAATATGAAGCGTCAGACGGCGCAGGACGGCCGTCAAACCGTTCATAACCGGCAACCCGGGCATATCTTCCACCAGCGTCGCACTCGAAATTAGCAGACCCGACCAAAGACCCTGGCTTCCTGCTATAAAGAGGCGTAACAAGATCCTCGCCGCCCATTAGTGGGTAATAAGTTACCTTCCGGCCTGATCTCATTTTCGCGTTTTTCAGCATATTACCACCGTTCGACCATACGGATATCGTGGTTGTCAGACTTCTTACGGGCTTTGTTTTTCCCCGGCAACTGGTCAGACTCAAGTTTGTGCAATAAATCCTGATATTCAAGGTTCGCCAAGTCCAACACAGCCGAAAATTCCTCATGCTCTGCGTAGTAAATCTTGGCCCTTGCGATAATAATCCTCTGAAACCGGTCAGGGATTGCGGACGTTGAAGTGTTCAGCGTCATTCTGGTCGGTGTCTTCCAGTAATCGGCGGTTAACGTGTACGCCGCGTCTGGAATCGGCTCGAGATAAATGTTCAAAGCTGGTGTAATAACAAACATATCCGGCTTTGCGTTTGTGTGCGTTCCCTGCCGATATGCCTGGCGATAGTCGATATACGAAAGTTCCCGAAGATGTTGGTATGTATCAGCCGTATAGTTGAGATAAAAAGAATCCAAATCCCAGGTAGCGATGTCTGTCGGTTTTGAATACTGCCTTGTCCCGGCCACAGTTGCCACGCTGAACTGAGTCCATAGGAACATCCAGTCAGCCCATTCGGATTGAACGTCTTCGTCGGCGTCAGCCACCCATTTCACTATCTTTTCACTCATCCCGGTCTGACCAACCACCGTTGAAATTGTGTTTGTCAAGCCAAGGTCAAGAACCATCTTTTGGCACATCTCAAGATATGTCATGCCGCCCTCTTCTGAATAATTGCACTATAAACTCTTTCCGGGGATATCCCGGCAGCGCAAACTGCACCACCAGTTACAGCGTCCCTATTGCACGAAGACCATCCATAGTGCATCTTATGGCATGGGTAACAATCGCAACCGTGCGGGGTCAAAACTTCCGTGTTCTTCCAACTGCCCCCAATGTTCACCGGGGACGAGTGGGATAACATCATGATTTTATAGTTGTCTTTAAAGGCGAAGGCGTTTAGAACCCCTGTCTCCGGCCCGACTATAACATCCGCGCAATCCGCAAACGCCAATGTTTCCCGGATGTTCCAAACCCCGCTTTTTTTGATAACTCTCGGTTCGTTCCTCCAAGGGTCTTCAAGCAATTGGCAAAGCTCTTCACCGACAAATACAACCCGAATATCGTACCTGCTTAACAGCATTTCAGCGACTACTTGGTCAGTATATGGGTAAGCCTTATGAGGGCTGCTCCCGGATAAAACCCAAAGAACAACGTACCCGCCGAGCTTGTTCCTTATTTTCTTAGCCCACTTTTTTTCCGCTCTTGACGGATAAAACGCAGGGCGTGGCGGTAAGGGAACCCCGGCAATATCATGAATCCTCTTGAAATAATCCACGTTAAGAAGTCGATGCCTGTCCCTGGTAGTCATATCGTATTCCGGCTCTCTCCTGGAATACTAAGCAACGACTTTTCAATGGACTCTGAAAGCTGGACAAACCTGTCAAAGCACCCGGCCAGTTTATCCCAATACGGGCCAAGCTCTTCGTTCGGAACCTGCCCCTGCCGCTGGATAAACGCTTCGTCGATATGCGGATCATGTTTAATGATGTCATAGCCTTTCGGGTCAACGTTGGCTGTCACACGCCACCCGTTTTCTTTGAACCACGGGAAAAGGCTTGACGCCTGAATTAGATCGCCAAACCCACCCGGGCGCTTGCCGCCCAGGTCTTGTTTTGTCCAAGGCTTGATGATGCTCAGTTCTTTAACCAGCAACCGGGTTTCTCCTAATAATCGCGGACACCTTCTGCCGCGATACTGTTTCCCCGTTCATGTTAAGATGGTCAGCAATTTCGGTAGCGTTCCAACCTTCATTCCTCATAGCCACAACCATTTCAACCATAGTCGGCGTTTTCTCTACAGTCTCATCTACTGCCTCGGCCGTTTCAGAAACCTGTACCACCACCGGCTCAACTTCTGCTGGGGCTTTCACCGGACCGGAAGGGCCAAGACATTCGCCGTTCGCCCGAAAATAATAGCCGCCTTGTTCATATCTTGCCCCAGGGATAGGCGTTTCTCCGCAGATTATCCCCTTCGGCTGATCGTCTCTTAACCGAATGTTTTCAAACCCCATCCTGTGCCTCCTTGCGGTAGTTGCGCCGACGAACAGAAACCCGGTCAAGCGGCGTGTCGCACCACGGCGACTCGTCGTACATAGGCATTGAGACAATACCGTTCACAGCGTCCTTTTCGGACAATTCCGGCAAAACTCGTTTTCTTATTTTTTCTTGCCCTGTAATATCCATGCCACCTCCTGAAGTTAGGATAGGGCCGGTTGCCCGGCCCACCCCACTACTTGATTGTGAAGGACTTGCCATCACGCTTTACAGTCTCAGCCTTTTTCTTCGGCAACTGATTCGGGCCGAAGCGGTCCTGCTCAGAACCGGCCACATCTTCGATAGAACTTCTTTCCGATAAGCCATCACTGATCGGACTTTTCTTGTCTTCTTTCATCTCAATCCTCCTGTCTTGTCCGGGCGATGTCCTCAACGATGTCAACGACACGCCGGAAGTTGTTTAATGAATACCGTGTTTCTGCAAACTCCCGATATCCACCGTCATTAGCCCCGGTGATAATTTCAACCGCCTCTGATACGGTCGAAAAAATACAACCTCCCGGGAACTGTTTTCTTGAGCCGGGCCAATTATGGACTACCGGCTTAATGTTTTTCGCCATTGCCTCAATTACGTTGTTTGGGTTGCCTTCACTAATACTGGTGGACAAACAAAAATCTTTGTCCTGCCACCATTTATCCATATCTGCAACGTGCCCATACAGCTTAATGTTTAACCCGCGAGAAGCCAGGTACAGGGCCGTGCATTGGTCTTGAACCTGTCCGGCAATATGTAGCTCCCATCCTTCACCAAGGGCCTGTAAAACCTGAACCGCTAAAGGCAAGTTCTTTTTCGGATGAATATGACACGCCATCCCTATCTTCTTACCGCTCCCGGTTGCTACCGCCCATTGGCTTGTATCCACCGCGTTATAAACAAGTTCTGTCTTTACGTCCGGTAGTACAGCATTAAATTCAGACTGGAAAAAAGAATTGCAAAACACCAGCCTGTCAACCCTTTCCCACGGGAACGTCCGCCAGCTTTTTTCAAAGAACTCGAACCGCCTCAGGAACATGATGTTTATGGCACCGGCCTTTGGTTCTGACATCCCGGTCCACATATGCAAATAGACATCAGCTTTCTGCCATTGTTTGCCGTCATGGTCCACCTTGACCTGATGCCCGCGCTCTTCAAACACTTTGGAATAGTGCTGTATCCAAGCGTTTTTCCAGGGCGTTAAAATTAAAATCCTCATCTCACCCCCACTGCCCAGGCATAATGAATAAACCGCTTAAACGCCTCCACTGTGAAAACCTCATAACTTTCTATTTCCATCCCGCACACTTGCAGCAACCGGAAAAAATCGTACTTCGTAAAGCCGAATTCTTGTTCGTCGGCATGATACGATTCGGACAAAGGAATATTCACAATCACCCGACCAAAAGGTTTTAACACCCGGTTTATTTCTTGGTACGCGGCTTCTTTGTTTTCAACATGCTCCAGAACATCCAGGCACCAAACATAGTCAAAATAATTATCAGGGTACGGCAAACCCGACGCATCCGCACACTCCACCTTTAAACTGAAGGCTTTTTTAGCCAGGTCAACGTTCTTCTGGGAAACGTCTGTCCCCCGGTATTTCCAGTTCCCCAAAAGAATTACGTTTATCGCTGCCGCCGCAGTAGCAAGACCGACCCCAACTTCAAGAACCTTTTTGTTAAGCAGGTCAAAAGCCAGCAGCCGACGAACGATCTGCGCCCGTTTTACGACGTTATCTTTTTGGCTTTCTGCTATACGGTCCCAACAATTCCCGCCCACTATCTGCCCCTTTCAGCGAACTTCTCACTACGATGATTTACCCCCGTAAACAGTTTCCCGGCATAATTTGGTGATAATTCTTTCAAACGCGCATCCATTTGTTTTACATAATAAAACGCTTCTGAAATTAACGGTATCATCTCTTCGTTTGAGTTCATTGCGACGTCCATCATTTCCCGTAGAACCTCACAAACAGTTCTGCGCCGTGACGATCTACACAATAAACTCCAAACAGTTTCGGCAACCTTCTTTTCAGCACTGGCGACTTCTTCCGCGCTCATATTATTTTCTCGTATAGTTCAACCAGCTTATGAATATGCTCGTCCATCGCCCACTGTTGACGTTTCTTAATAACGTTCTCGCGGCACTTCCTATGCTCAGACCACCGCCAGGCCAATTCTTCAATATCGTTGACAACAATCCCGATACCATGTTCCGTAATGAAGTCGGCGCAGTCTGCCGCGTTTATCGCTACAATCGGAACCCCGCTGGCCAGGTATTCAAACATTTTGTTAGGGAAAGCCACGTCCCACTCCGGTGTTGGATTGATGTTCCCTACCAACCCCCAATCATGCCGCGCGATATGCTTTGTAAGCTGGGTGAACATTACCGGCTTGTGAATGATGGCATAATCATTATAAGCGTCAATGAAAGGCTGGTCCTCACGGGAATAGATATGAAAAGCCATGCCCTGTTTTTTGCAAGCCTTGGCCAAGTCCAGGTAGTCGCAATACCGGAACCCGTAAGATAACCGGCCCTCTGAACTTAGCTGGACCTTGCCTTCGTACACCAACCCGCCGTACCAATCCTGGATATTATACCGATACAAATGCCGAGGCAGGTAAGACGGAAGCGTTATAAACGGCTGGTGGAGATCAAACTCTTTGCGGATGTTGGCCCCGAACGTTTCCCCCGGAAAGACTAAGGCGTCAGCAAGTTGGAAATTATTCCGCTCTTCCGCTGTAATCCTGACAAGCTCTGTCTCGTCACGCTCAAAAGCCTCTTTGACTTCTTCGTCTGTGACTCTGGCCGAAAAGGAGTCATGGACATCCAGCACAACCGGGACATCACATGACTCCTTAACCAGAGTGACGAACCAACTCGGTTCGTTATGACAGTGGAAAACATCGGTCGTAGGCGCGTGTAGTTTGATAAAATTGTGTATCTGGGCCATGTCAAGCCAATGCCCAAACGTATGATAAACGTCTGCATACTCAACCCATTTATGAGCCACCAAATGAACTTTATGTCCCATGTGTAACAAGGGCATGGCTTCCTTATGGACCCTGATGCAGCTATGATGTGACAGTTTGACTATTTTCATAACCCAACCACACAATCCTTTTTACACGTCCCATTTGCCTGCTGCCGTAAAATACGGCACGTAGTCAACAAAAAACGCCATTGTGCCAAGGGTCGTG